CTGCGAGTCATACCACGACTCTCATCCCTACGATCTTTATAGGATTGTTTTTTGGTGCGCTCTGCCCCATCCCTCGCGCCTAAACTTTCGTCTAAACGATCATTAGATGTTTGACCACCTCGTTTCATATTTTTAGTTGACAAAGACCCTGTGTATCCAAAGTCTTTGTCAAAATGCCATCCTTGTCTGATCCCCATTATTGATCTCCAGCTATAGCAGGAGCATAGATTTTTATACCATATAAAATAATAGTATAAGTATCCCCAGAGGAAGCCTCTCTTGTACTAAAAGCAACATTGCCTGCCTCATTGGTTCCCAGAGCACCTGTCCCGTTATATGGAATAGAAGGATCATACCCAATGTCATATAATTGACCTTTAGGTATTGTCATAGCTAAAGCGTCATTAGCTGGTGTTGGATCTCCAACCCAATATATGTCCACACCCATGTCTTCAGTTTGAGCATATATTTTTGAAATTTTTACACCAATACAAGCCAAACCCTGAGAACTAGGATTTAACCCCGACACATCAACTTTAGTTACTTTTGTTTCTCCAGTTCCATCAGAAATGTTAGTAAATTTAGCAATATATAATCGCTCACCATCTTGAAGAACTTGAGTTGTGACTGCATCAGCCATAATTCACCTCCCTTTAAGAGAGATTGTTGTTTTGAATATACATCACAGTCAATGTAGCAACACCAGATGTACCATCGCCTGTGGCACCAGTAAAATCTGCTAAAACTTCTAAATCGGTTGTACCTACATTAGTAGCTTCAGTGTCTAGTGTTCCATGCGTTGTACCAAGAGCTTTTGTGTCAACTGCATTTAAAAAAGCATTTGGGTCTGCTGCTGTACCAACAGATATAGTAGCCGCCCCACTGTCATCACCAGCAGTTGTTACATTGCATATCACATCAACAATTTGTGACTTTGCAGGTATTACGGCAACTCTCTGATTAAGTTGGCTTGCACCTGTGATATTAGGGATCATTGACTGAGCCATAACAACAGATCCAGTATTAGCGATATTAACTCCAATATCCGTACCAGTTGTTGCAGCTATAAGTCCTGCTTTAATAGGACCAGAAAAAGTAGTTGTACCCATTTTTATTCCTCACATACGAGTTGTGTGTATTTGTCTGTATGTAGTCAGTTGGGGAACTGTCAAATACACAATATAAAAACCCCAAGAAAATCCCTGTCGGCACTTTAGGAATACCGACAGGGTTTAGTGTTAAACTCCAGCTGTGCCGAACACTCCACGAGGATCGGTCCAACCAAAAACATAACGCTCTGTAGCTTTATAACGCATGGAGTCGGTTTCAAAATCACCTTCCATAGATTTCTCTAAACCTCTACGCATTAAAAGTTTCAAACCGTCAGGTGCATCTGTTTGAATCCACCAAGCAGTTTGAGAAGTAATACGAGACAGATTGCCCTGACCTTCCGACAATAGACCCATTGATTTAACAGGGTTGATGTCGTTGTCAGCAGTTCCTGTTCGTAGAACTGATTTCAACAGAGTTTCAGCTTGGAACACGTTAGCAGGACCCGTGACAATCTTTTTAGGAGTCAATCGAATACGCTTACCGTTGTTGTCAACGGCATTACGGATTTGAATTAACAACTGCTCAAGAGAAGTCTGAGACAATGCTGCAGCGTTATTCAACTGATTACTAAACGTACCATTAACAATTGGATGCGCCGCATTAACAAGAGATACGCCATCACCGCCAGGAAAAGCAGCGTTGAATGCTCTATTGAGAATGTTTGCACCAAGTGTTTCTTTGGTTTCAATCAAAGATTGAGCTAGGTGTTTAGCATAAGTCTGTCCGATACGGATGTGATCACCGTCTTCTACCAAAACTTTGGTTAGAGCAAATGCCAAACCATAGACTTTGTATAGATAACGCTGAATAAACAACACGCCACCAGATTGATACGTCACCGCCATGCCATCAGGCAATTCAGGAGCCGCACCAAAACCATAAAGAACTGGTTCTTCATGGTACTGACGAGGAATACCTTGCTGTTCACTGAAGACTTCTTTCCATTCATCAGCACGTTGCTCGTATATTCCATCAAAGACTTCGTTCAAGATAGGTTCTACAATTGAACGAAAGTCGGTACTACGCATAGGAGTAGCCATAGTTCAATCCCTCCCTTAAACCGAATTAACTGGAGCTTTGTATTGGCTCTCGTTAATTCTAACGGTAGCAACAACAAAGGCATCAGTAAGTGTACTATTCGGACCACCTGTGGTTCCTTCAAAACCAGTAATCTGGAATTGACCTTGAGTAGCTTGAATAGCTGTGAGTTTACAATTAGAAAGTCCAGTAGCAGTAGATCCACCTGGAGATGCTACTGTCCAATCACACTGTTCACCAACAGCGGTTTGAACCGTATCAGTTCCAGCAGTTCCTGGATTATCGTACTGAACAGCAAAGAGAATTTCTGGATCATCATAGACCCAAGCAATTATCTCTGTTGCAGTTATTCCCGTAGGCCAAAAAGGTGATACTGTGGGTCTACCCAAAGCATCATTATATTGACAGCCTGCAAAAATACCTAAAAGGCTAATACCGCCAACTGAACCGCTACGAGTGCCATCATTAGTACCTAATTGAATAACACCTGCATCGACCAATTTAACAGGATCGCCTTGGAATACGTTTTGAGCGTATCCACTTGCTATTGTATAGGCTTTCGCAATTATCTGCCCACTATTGTGATAAGACGCACGAAAGCCAAAAGGTGCAGAAGTCGCTGACATCTTGCATTTCTCCTATTGGTTGAAAGTTAAGGTTGTGTTAGGCAAGATCAAATCGACCCTCCCTATGTTCACCAATCTCCCGTGTACCATCACCCATGTCTATGCGACTGCCTGATGCTTTTGCTTGTTGCTCCATAAATTCTGCCGTATCAGAAAGTTTTTCTTCTTCCCTTGCAGGTGCATTATGGTGTGCTTCCATCATAAACTTTTCATATAATGACATTGGAAGTTTGAAAGCAAGCATCTCATTAACCCCAATGAAACCGTCCCAATCACCACCTTTCAGTGTAGCGTATTCCCAACCAGGAACTTCCTCTGGTTTCACTGGCTCATAGCCTAATCGGATACGCTGTTGGATTGAGTCTCTAGGGTTAGTTGTCGTGAGCCAACACATATGCCAGCCCGGTATTTCTGGTAAGTCGGGTAAACTAGATTGGAAAAATTGTTGCCTGAACATTTCTACCCTCTCATCTTCAGATACTTCACGGTTACTTGTAACTGGACGATCTTGCATCGCCCTATTCACCCGATTACCCCCAGAGGATTTCTTAATTCGTTCGTCTGACATTTTTATGTCGCTCCTTTTCAGCGATTGGAAAACTATAATTTGAATTTAAAAAAAACACAAGCCTGTTTAAGCTCTGTTTTCTTTATCGTACTCAGCATAACGCTTGACATACTTTTTTCGGAGCACTGGATCATCCCAAACACCCGCATCCATCAGTGCCTGTTTTCGTTCAGGACTAATGTAAACTTCTTTACGAGTAGAAGCAGGTGCGTGCTCTTTTCCAGATCCAACAGCCGGTCCACCTCTAGCCACACGTTGAGTTTTAGCTTTTGATGACGGAGCATCATCGTTAAATCTTTCAGGTAAACGCCTTGCGGCTCGTACCTTCAATTCATCCCAATACTCTTCTGTCTGTGGATTGTAACCATCTTTAGCTAAAGCCTGATCAATTGCCATTACAATAGCTGAGTCTTCATCACGACCATTACTGTCATACCAAGGATTTTCATCCATAAATTGTTTAGCGTGATGTAACGTCATTTCATCAACCGTGTTTTCTTGTGGTTGAGGTTGTGACGCTTGTCTTTTTTGATGACTTAGATTTTGCATTTTTGCTAATGCCTGATCACGATACTTCATAGCTTTGGCAACATCTTCTCCGTTGCCTTCTTCTACAGCTTTCGCAATCACTCGATCCGCTAATTCTGCCTCTTTCTGAGCCTGTTGAATATTAAAATCAATACCATTGATTTCACCTTTAAGAGACTTTTGCTCTTGAGCAGTCAAACGCTTTTCTAGATTATCATTACGTTTTCTAAGAAAATCTAATTCTAATTTATCACGTTTAATTGCATTATCGCGTCTTTCTTTTCGCTCTTGTTTTTCTTTTCGTCTACGCTCACGAATACTTTCTCGTTCATCATTAGACCCTTGTGCAACAAGTTCTTCAGGTTCATCATCTTCATCTGTTTCTTCAACAGGTGGAGTTTCAACAATTTCAATATCATCCTCAGAGATAGGTTCCTCTGGTGGATCGTCTTCAATTACAACAATTTCATCATCATTTTCATCAACAATGTCATCGTCTTCTTTTCCTAAGTTACTCATCTCTTATCTCCTTATCAGATGAATGCTTTAATTTTTAAGGGATCGCCTGTGACTTTTCCAATAATGTCTAAGTCATTAAAAATAACAAACATGGCTTTTTCACCCATAGGTTTTTCGTCTAACGGAACTTCCCACCGATCACCGCCATACTTTGGCACGCGAACAAAGTCACCCTCGTTACACCACTGACCTTCAGGCCAACCATCCATTGTGTTTCTATTTTTAAATGCTAGTGGACCAATGTTAATAACTTTACCAACTTGAGTGTTCCACTTTTCTGTATCTTTGGAATCATTTGTAAGAATAATTCCACCACTTGTTTTACTTTTTGCTGTTCTAATTTGAACCAGAATGCGACTTCCGAAAGGCTGTATTCCCGAATCAGTTTCAGGAAAAGCCTCCGCTAATGCATCCTTATAAGCCTTTGTCACCATGTTTCTCCTCATCCAGAAGTTTTAGAAGTACGTTAATAGAAGCCTCAATACCAGCTACTACACCAACACGATGCCCGTACTCAAAAGCATCGCGCTCTTGTGGATGCTTCAAGGCCGCTTCAGTAAAAGTTGCCTGTTCGACCTTGAGAGCATTCAGAAGTTTGGTTTCAATATTCATACTTTTCCAGTTCTTTTATATTTTTGACGTTGCCCTTGAGTTGGTCCAACGGCACCGCCTTTAGCATAACCTTTGGTTTTCATTTTACCGCCTTTGGCATAGCCTTTAGACTTCATGCCACCTTTAGCATAACCTTTACTTTTCATTTTTTTTCTCCGTATATAAATTGTCAAAAACACGATTCACATCCAGAGTATAGTCCAAATCTGATTTACTGTAATGAATATGTTGTGATGGACGAAACTCTGGTGCTCCTTCTCCCAACTCAAACCACGCAGGGTGCGTAACTCTCACACGATTATTAGGTAGAGCTACTATATTACCTGTCCATTGGCCTGCATCCAGAAGTTCTAGAACATGGGACTGCTTATGTTGAGCAGGGTCATCTCCTATTTCTGAATCAGTGTAGTCAACAGTGAAGTAATATTTTGCTGGATACAGTTCTCCGTCAATCTTTGCTAACCAAGGACAAGGAGTACATCGGTCCAACACATAAACACTATGAGTTCTTGAAGAACAATCCCACGGTTGTGCATCGTGAGTTGCCATTGGCACAGGCCACTCATCAAATAGCGTATCGCCAACTAATGCTGTTATCGGCATTCTTGCCCACATTGCACCGCCATGAACATTAGGCTCATCAGTGTCGTATGTCTCAGCACCCGTAAAAATCATCTGAAAACTTAAACTACGACACGGTAATGTAGTAACAGCAATTGCCATTGCATGAATAAATTCACCATGAAATTGTTGGTGGTTAAACGTGTATTCTTTACGCACCCAACATTTAAAATGCGGAATATTACTCTGTAAAAAAGCCATCGTTTACGTTTTACCACTATTCGTTATGGGTTAGGATTTATTCCCGTACCCGTACTCACCGAAACTTTCTCACCCGTAGCCATTTCAGCTGCAGCAAGTAGTTTAGCTGTCTCATTATCAGACGTATTCATTCTTTCTCTAGCCGCAAGTTCTGCTGCTTTTCTATCGTTCTCGTTAGCTTGTTTCATTTGTTCAAGAGCTATACGTTCTTGACGTTCAGCCTCATCATTAGCAATTTTGGCTGTTTCAAGTTGATCATCATTAGCCATTTCTTGAGTTTTAAGTTGTATTTTAGCTTGTTCAAGCTCCATTTTACCTTGAAGTTCCATTTGATCTTGCTGAAGTTTGGCTTGCTCAGTTTGTGCTCTCTGTTGTAGCGTCATTTGAGCAATTTCTAGCGATTTATCCTGTGGCATTGGAGGTTTGGGAGCAAATTGTTGCGCCGCTTCCGTAATTTGTGCCAATTCTTGACCAAAATTCCCTAATTGTTGCTCAATAAACTGTTGAACTTTACCAATTACCGTAACTTGGTCCTGTGCTTCCTCTTGAATGAGGTTTTGAGCCTGTGCCTGTTGAACAGCCGTGTGTGCTTCGACCAAATAATAGTTTAACAAGTGATCTCTTAGGTGAATTGCCATAGGATACAGAAAATTAGGCACAATTGCAGGGTTTGAACCAAATAATGGTGACTTTAAAAACGGCAAATGCGTTAACATATGGGCCAAATGGTCCTGTTCTGGTAAAACATAGACAGGTCTACCCAAAGCTGCAGCTACATTTTCGCTCACAGGGTCCATGTTTTCTGTTCCTGGTTGCTCTAACAACACCTCAGAGTCAGGAACTTTCATTACTCGTAAAAACATTTCTTCAACTTTACGAGGATCGTACATTTGAGGCATCATTTGAGCACGTTCCATGATCGCTTGGATCTGTGCAAACCTCTGTGTCTCACTAAATATTGCAGGGTCACTAACAGGAACAACATCTAACGGACCGTCAAAGTCAGATGGCTCTACTTCTAGCCCAACGTCATTTGCTTTTATATCTTCTTCAATTAAATACGCACTGTTGATACGATGTAGAATTTTAAAACATCTACTCATGGAAGAATGAAGACGCGAATGAATAGAACTGAACACAACCATGCCCTGTTCAATAAGAGCCATTGTTGTACCCACGGGCATATTCGGATTGGTGTCACTAAGTTTTTCAAATGATGTTTGAACAACACCTTTGCCTGCGTCTACTAAAAAACCCAACAATTGAAACAACGTAGGACTTGGACCGTTGAACGGTAATGGCATAGCAATCTTGCGTATGTCATCAACCATTGCACCGCCTTCAATCTCAGCAATCTCTGTTGGTTGCAAACTGATTGTCTGACCACTTGGTCCACCTTTTAATTTTAACATGGTGGGAATGTTTTGAATGTGAGCACTGTCCATCAACGCCCGTAATGCACCTGTTGCTGCACCACTTAGACCACCGATCATTTGAGTTAATCCAATCGGATAAGCACCACGCCAAGGAACAAATGGAAACTCAACAATCCAATCCAATTCATTTTTCATTTCATCGTCTGGTTCCCAGTTTCGATACAATGACAACGCCTTGTTAGTGGTCTTGTCAATTGTAAGAATATAAGGCTCTAAACCATCGTTCTCTTCAAATTCAATGTAAGTGTAAACTTCAAACAAAGTTCTAAGACCGTCTTCGTTGTAGCTTGTTTCACTCTTGCCCTCAATTTTATCATTTGCAATTGTAGCTTTACTATACTCAGGGTCATTCGGATAACCCAGATCCACATCAATATACATACCCGACTTTACACGTTGTCCATATTCCATTTTGGTTATGTATTGAACGTGGGTTTTTCTTTCAGCCGAATAAAAATTAGTAGCTGCAAATGGCAAATACACATCATCAATTGGAATGAACTCAGATATTGGTCTACGGTGTTCATTGTTCCACATGAATTTCATATACTGACCACCACCTAGCGGTAGTTGCGTACTCAGTTGTTCTAACTCAGAACGGAACTCAGGCATCTGCTCAGTAGTCTGCCAATTCATAAACTCAGTTTTACGCCTAGCTTTTTCTACTTTGTCAGGCGTTTGCATTCCGTTGATTTTACTTTTAACTGGGCCTGTGGATGGAAACGCTTCTTTCATAAATCGCGCTGAGAAATCTACACACGCCTGAATTAACATTGGATGCACAACGCGATTAGCCCCAGTAAACTGAGCACCTCCAGGTGCATCATCACCCAGACCCGTGCGCTGTAATCCTACTTCGTATTGCTTGTCTCTTTTTTCTCTTGACTCTTTGTCTCTACTAATCTTTTCAACTAAATCACTGATAGCTGTTTTAAGTTTACTCTGATCTACTTCTTCAACAATGTTTGCAAAATGTGCAAGTTTATCTTCTTGGCTTGCTTCCATCTCATCCAATCGGACCATAGCACCGCCATCGTCTGTGTCTTCAACTTCAGCAATCTCATTAGGAATAGCTACAGTTTCACCTTGTAGCTCATCGCCCATCATTGTTTCATCAGACATTATATGTCTCCAATATCTGGTCAGCCATCATATTGATTTTATCGGCATCATATGAACCGCCTCTGTTAAATTTTATTATGCCTTCAGCACCTATAAATTTTTCTTCACTATTGGGATTGTAACGCCCACCTACTCTAACATCTAAATCATCATTGGTAAAAGTTACACCACCTTCTATATCACCCAATGTAAAAGAACCTTGACTGCCAAGTTCTCCTAAATTTTCTGCGAATCCTTGCACGCTTAATGATCCATCAATAGATAAACCTGTGTCTCCTAATGGCTTTAATATACCAAGTTTAGCAAACCCATTTAAAAAACCCATAGGTATTTCTTGTGGTGTATACTCTCCAACTTCTTCATCAAACATATACACATCAGCCGTTCGCCCAGAACCTTGAATATCTACACCACCCGTCACTTCAATGTCATCTGTTCCCAATATTTTATTTAAAGCAGTATCAACTATAGAATTTTGTTTTTCTTTAACAGATCCACCTTCTTCAAAACCTTGTTTCTCAAGACCTTTTAAATATTCCCCAGTAATTTCCTGTGTTGGAAGATTGCCTTCATAACCTGTGATAATACTTTTACCATAATAACCAGGACCAAATTTTTTGCTACTACCTGACAAATCATATTTTTGTCGCATTAAATCTATATATTGTGGAAAAGCAGATTCAAAAGGAACAGGAATAAATTCATCATCTAAAACAGTTCCAAACAATTGTTGTGGGAAACCTGGATGATAATCTGGACGATTAGATGTTGGTGTATCATCTATCTTAAACCCATAAGGCCCAACAGAGTAAGTTGGTATTTCTGGTTCTTGAGACTTTAAACGTCTGGTATAAGAACCTAATAAAGACGGTTCTGTGCTTTCTCTTAATATAGCATCAGCATCAAAAATTTGACCTTTCTTACCACCCAAAGGTCTAGTTTTTGTACTATCATCTTTTGGATTTGCCTTTATTTTTGGATCTGGTTTCATTCCAGCCATCATTTGACCAACACCTTTGCGTTTATCAAACGTATCCATCAATTTCCAAATGTTAGGATCTCTAATATCTGCTCCGTCAGGAAAACCCATAAGACTTAAATTGTAATTCATGTCGGCTGCTTTTTCATCCGACAGTTGTCCATTTTTTATAGCTTTTTTAAATTTACGTTTTAACTTGTTAAACACCACAGGGTTACTAATCAGTTGAGTATCAGCACCAAGAACAGTAGTCCAAATAACATTAGATTGTTTATTCTGATTACTTATTCTACTAGCTGCACCTTCATTCATAATCCCCCAAACAGGATGTGACGGATCATTCATTGAACGAATAGCTTCTTCTGGAGAAAGATCATTTCTGTTGTGTATAGCTTCCATTTGCCTAATTATTTTACCAATTTTAGAATAACCAGGACCACCGCCAATATCTGTTGCACTTCTATCTGCCTGTGTGGTTTTAATAACGCTACCTTCATAGGGTGCTAAAAATTTGGAAAGAGGTTTACGTTCTTCAGTTTCTACTAAAAGAGCTGCACGTTTTGCTGCTTCTTTTCTACCTTCAGCAGTCATCAAACCATCTTTATTAAAATATATATTGTTATTGTCACTTGTTATAGGAGTTGATGGTTTACTTTGAGGAATAGGAGAAACTTTAGGTGCAACACCCATACCCAAAACTGTCTCACCTGCTTTTTTTGCTGGACCTGCTACGGCAGAAGAAACTACCGATCCACCCGTCATTTCTAAAGCTGCTTCTAAAATTTCTCGTTTAGTAGGTTGATAACCGTCAGCTACAGCACTTGGCATCGCTACAGCTTTTAACAAATCGTAAATCATTGTTGGTGCTGTTACATCTAACTCGTTAACATCTTCATAACTTTCTTCCCTAGAAACATTAGGAAGCAATGTAGTTTTTCTTTCTACATCTGGATCTAAACCAAACGCACGAATTTTAGTGTCAAGTATCGTATCTTGATCCGAACCCGTTTCTACAGTTTCCTGTGCTTGTACTAAATCACCAAGTGTTACCTCACCGCCATTAGCAAAGTTTAATATCTCTTCTGCCATAGCATCAATACGCTCACTGTCATAACCAACAGATCCACCTTCAGCCCACTTGACTTTGTTTGCCCAATACGCGGCAGATGTCGGACCCTTGGCAATATTTTTTCCATGCCTAGCCTTGAATGACTTCCGTCTGTTCTTCTGGGTTTGTGACTCACCCTCTTTTGGCTTGCCAGCAGTGCTAACACCTTGTTGTCCAAAACGAATAAGTCTCTCAGTTCCACCGTCATTGACTTTAACAACATGGGATTTGGTCTTGTGGTCAGGCGTGCGTCTTGGCTTGTTTAATTGCAAACTGTCTTTCAAAGATGGCGTGCTCATTAATCTACCAGACTTCTATCAGTTTGCCCAAGATTTCCATAAGTTCCAGATAATGCAGTCGAACCATCATCTCCAGGACCACCAGGACCAAAACCTAAAGCCTCGTTAATTGCATATTTAAATTTTGTTACAGCATCCGTAGATTCTGGCATCTTGCTATAATTATTAAGAGCTTTTCCACCAAACATTGCTAGTCCTAATAATCCTATTGGCGGTACTCCTGTGAAAGAATCCATCACATTACCTACAGTGAGAGCCTGATTAAATGTTCCAGTTTCTGGATTACCACCTGTGCCATCCATGTTCAAAGATGATCCTCTGTTCTCCATAAACTCTAGAATGTCTTTTGTCTGTTTATCAGCGTAACTGTCACCCTCACCCGTGACACCCAGAATACCATACGCTCTCGCCAATTCACCTACACCACCAAGATCATCTAACAAAGACGGACCACCCATATTGTTGCTTGGAGCAAATACATTACGCAAAAATCTAGACATATCTTGACCTGCCATGTCTTCGTTCATACCACCTCCTGCCCCACTGCCAAGCAAGTTGGTCTTGAAGTTCTGACCTATGTCACCATAGACTTCACTTAATGCAAGTGGCGTATCTATCTCCTCGTTAAAAATATAAGTGGGCCTAGACATATCCTGATTGTCACCAACATAATTTCTGTCTTGGACATTGGTCAGTATCTTGGCAATGTTCATCAAGTCAGAATTAACATTCGGTAACTCCATATTAAAACCGTATCGGTTATCTTGTATCCCAAAGTCTGGAGTGAATGGCGTGCCATGATAATGCTGTCTCGCAAAGTTGTCCTCAAACTCTGAAGTTGGCGTATATGAATTTCCAAACCTGTTTTGATAGTCAGTAGTTGCCTGTGCAAGTACATCAGGATTAGCTATCAAGTATTGTCTCTCAGGACTTTGAACAGCAAAATCTTCTACCCTCGCCTGAAAGTCTGCTCCAGGTGCCACACCCTGTGACCTAACAGCCGCTGCAGCTTGATTCAAAAGTTCTGGGTTAGCTTGTAACGTTTGTAATGGTGCGCTGAGTTGAGTGTTAGCCCTCATTTCTGCTAACGATGCAGCTTGCTGATCAGCATATTGCTGAAACAAATCCATGTTTACCCCACCCGTATTGGGATCTATCGCTATCGCTTCTTCATAGGTAATAGCCATACTAACTCCTACACGGCATATGGATTAATGCGAGGCTTGTCTAACTTGCGAGGCTCATCAATATCCATAGCTTGTGGCAACTCAAACCAGTAATCATTTTTCAGATATATCATAGCTTGGGTAAACGTGTCTACATAGTCATCATGTGGTGCAACAGGAAACTTGGTCAACTCAGTTACAAAGTCTTTAGCCCAACTGACTTTATGACCTCTGTTTTTTTTGCTCTCAGGTATCCACACCATACCCAATTCCAATATCGGAGCTGCTTGATGGGCGCGACTGATCTTGTCGGCATTGCCAGGATTGTAAGGAACTGCTGGTACTTTGGCTAATCGCAAATCTTGTAACAACGACTGACCACTTGCCTTGGCCTCGACCAATACACGGTCTGGTCTTCGTGCTCGACTGTACGGACTTTCATTGGTCATCCCACCGTACTCAGTATTCCAATCCTTAATGCACTTGGATCTTAGATCTGGATAGCTCAGATGCTCTGCCCATGCGTCAATCAACATCGCTCCCCTTTGACCCTCGTGGGTAAAGATNGCCCAGACAGTACACGCTGTCGGGTCACCCGTTGTCTTTTCCGTAAAGGCACAGTCATAACTTTGTAAAATATATTCAAACGGTGGTAGCCCTTCATCAGCAGGCCATAACTCCAAGAACTTGGTTTTTAATATCCCACCTTCACTGGGTGTCGGGTCTTGTTGCA